GGCGCCGAACTTCGACCTCTACCTGCTGGAAGCGAATTACGAGGACGAAGAAATCCAAGCCAGAATCGCAGAGAAAAAGGCAAACGGCGAATTCGTCTATGAGCGGCGGGTGCTTGGAACGCATCTTTCCAAGGCCAAATGCGACGATTTCATTTATCGGAACATCGGACCGACCGGCGAGTACGTTTACCTGCACGGCCATGTCGAGGAGGAAAAAGCGTGAACGGTTTCCTGAAAGACATCACCTACGCCCGCAGCGGCGAATATATCCTGTCGATCTATACGCGGGAAAGCTGCAAGGACCTTTGGAAAAACTTCGGCGAGCGCCCGATCACGTTCTCCATTGCAAAGAAAGCTGATCCTCGTGGGCTTCGCGCCAACAGCTACGCATGGGCACTCATTGAGCAGCTCGCGGCCAAGCTGAAAACCGACAAGGAATCCGTCTACGAGGAAATGATTCGGCGCTACGGTGTCGGTGAAAGCTACATCGACGAAGCTGGGAACGAATGCAAGGTACTGTTTTCCCTGCGCGACGGTGTGCCGCCGCGGCTTGTGGCCAGACACTATGCCGAGATCGGCGTCGGCTACATCGAGGGCAAAAAATTCATCCACTACCGCGCCTTGAAAGGCACAAGCGAGTACACCGCTGCCGAGATGGCTGCGTTCCTCGACGGTATCATCGCCGAGTGTGAGGAACAAGGTATTCAGACCGGCCCGCCCGAAAAAACAGATCAGTACAAGGAGGCGAAGAAGCCTTGACCGTTTATTGCGATTACTGCGGCCACAAGGCCGCGCTGGTCGATGATTCCGAGATCTATGGCCGCAGCTTCGGCCACACCGCGTATCTCTGCAGAAACTGCGGTGCATACGTCGGCTGCCATGGCCGAACAGACAAGCCCCTCGGCCGTCTGGCCGATGCCGCGCTCCGCAAATGGAAGATGGCAGCACACGCATCATTCGACCCTCTCTGGAAAACCGGTCCTTTCCGCGGGCGGCGCAAAGCCGCCTACGGATGGCTCGCCGAGCAGATGGGGCTGCCAATCGAGAAGACGCATATCGGAATGTTTGACATTCCGCAGTGTCAGGAAGTTATCAAAATCATCGAAAAAGGAGATTTCAAAAATGCTCAATTTCAATAAAAAAGACGCTCACGTTTATCCGTTTGACGAATCGCCCGGCGCCGGTATCATCATGGACGTCGATCTGGAACAGCTCATCCGTGAGTCCGAGCGGCTGCGCGTCTGCAAAGCGATCTTCGCTTCCACCAGCATTGAAAACTGGCACCTGCGCGACGCGCTCGAAGCAGTCCTCACGGAACCGAACGCTTCCCCGGCCGGTGATGATATTCCCGCGCCAGTCGTTCCTCCGCAGGCCGTTCCTCCGCAGGAGGCCGATCATGCTTAACCGCATTGTGCTCATGGGCCGTCTGACCCGCGATCCGGAGCTTCGCCGAACGCAGAGCGGCACGGCGGTTGTCTCCTTCTCCATCGCCTGCGACCGCGATTACGCGGCGCAGGGCGCGGAGCGGGAAACGGATTTTATCGACATTGTTGCGTGGCGCGGTACGGCTGAGTTCGTGGAGAAGTATTTCAGCAAGGGGCGCATGATCGTCGTGGGCGGTCGGCTTCAAATCCGCAACTGGCAGGACAAGGAAGGCAACAAGCGCCGCTCGGCCGAGATTCTTGCCGACAGCGTTTACTTTGGCGATTCTAAGCGCGACGGTGACGGCGGCAAACCCAAGGGCGAGCCGACCTACGACCCGACCGGCGGCTTCTCGCAGCTCGCGGACGATGACAGCGAATTGCCGTTCTAAGGGGGCGTTGAAAACGTGGATGCTAGATTGAAAAGTTGCCCGTTTTGTGGTGAAGCACGTGCCATCGCCCTCACAGCTAGATACGGTCGTGGTCGATGGATCGTCTTTGCCAGATGCGAAATGTGCGGTGCGCAAGCACGATGCTTTTCATGCGCGGAAGACCCATCTATTGACGAATGGACTAACGACGCTTGTTACAAAGCCGTTTCCGCATGGAATAAGCGACCAGTTGGAGGTGCATAAGCATGGCAGAAAAGCGAATGTTTACGAAGTCCATCATTGACAGCGACGCATTTCTTGAAATGCCGCTTTCGGCTCAGGCACTCTACTTCCACCTCAATATGCGTGCCGACGACGATGGCTTTGTAAACAATCCGAAGCGAATCACCGACTACGTCAACGCCTCGGCTGATGATCTGAAAATTCTGCTTGCCAAGCGATTTATCATCCGCTTCGATTCTGGCGTCATTGTCATCAAGCATTGGCGTATGCACAACACGCTCAGGAGTGACCGCTACCGTCCGACAGATTATCAAGATGAACTTGCGCTGCTCTGCGTCAAAGCAAACAAAGCCTATACTGAACGAGAGTCGGAGGGAAGCGACCCGAACTTGTCGCCGGTGGTTGCCGAACGGTTGCCAGATGGTTGCCAAACGGTTGCCAATCTGGCAACCCAGGTAAGAGTAGTAGAGAGTAGTAAAGGTTTAGGTAAGGATAGTGAAGGTTTAGATAAGGCTAGAGAAGATTTATCTGCTCCGAGCGCAGAGCCGGAAACCGTCTCCGCGCCGCCGATCATCAGCATCATTCTGAATGACAAGTCGTTCTTCGATGTGTCTCCGGAGGATTACAATCGCTGGTGCGAGCTGTACCCCGCTGTCAACGTCATGCAGGAACTCAGGAAGATGTCAAGCTGGAGCACCGACAATCCCAAGCGGCGCAAGACGAAATCAGGAATCCGCCGGTTCATCAATGCTTGGCTTTCCAAGGAGCAGGACAAGGGCGGGCAGTATCGTTATCAGGGTGGTAGCTCCAGCGGCAACGTGTTTACCGACATTGCGGAGGGAATGAGAAATGGACAGGCTTGAAACGGCTGATATTCTGGCGGTTCTGAAAGCGGCCTACCCGCAGTTCTATAACGGCCTCAGCCCCAAGGAGGCAAACAAGATCGTCGATCTCTGGGCTGAGATGTTCAAGGATGAGCCCGTCATGGTCGTTGCCGTTGCAGTAAAAGCCATGATTGCCTCACGGACAAACACGTTTCCACCGAACATCGGCGAAGTCAAAGAGCAGATCACGAAAATGCGCATGCCAAAGGAAATGACTGCTGCCGAAGCGTGGACGCTGGTCTATCGGGCGATTGCAAACAGCGGCTACAACGCGAAAGAAGAATACGACCGTCTGCCACCTACGATTCAGCGGCTTGTCGGTTCGCCGCAGCAGCTTCGGGAATGGGGCATGATGAACGCCGAAACAGTGCAAAGCGTGGTCGCTTCCAACTTTCAGCGCTCCTACACGGTGCGCATCAAGAACGATCGGGAGTACATGGCGCTCCCGTCAGACATAAAACAGATGATTTCCAGCGTCGCGCAGCAATTTGCGCTCGGCGACGGAAATGAGAATGGAGGATGAGGATATGAAAAGATGGGCAAGGCGCAACCTGCCTACGGTTGTTCTTCTGGCGGCGCTGATCCTGCTCGCCGCGTTGGTGCTTGCGATTGCGATGCCACGCGAAACCGAAAATACGCCTGTTGTTTCCGCGGCAATTTCGCCGACGTTTGACGAAGCGGCCTATCAGAGCCGCTTGGAGGTCGAAGCCTACGCGGAGGTCGAACA